TGGCATGTGAGTCTGTAACGGCGACTGGTGAACGTTGGGATGCAATTGCTAAGAAAATAGAAGAAAGTGAAAAAGTAACTGAAAGTAGAGCTAAATTAATCGCAAGAACTGAGTGCACTAGGGCACAAGCAATAATTCAAGAAGCAAGAGCTAGGCATATAGGTTCTGAAGGTTACATTTGGAAAACTATGAAGGATCGGAAAGTTAGAATTGACCATCATGAATTAGAAGGTCAATATTTTGAGTGGAATAATCCGCCGGTCTCTGATAAGAAAAGAAATATAAGGGCAAATCCGGGTTGTATTTTTAATTGTCGTTGTTATGCGGAACCTGTTCTTCCTGCAAGATTTGAAATTGGTAAACGTTAAAGGGTATTAAAATAATATGAAACGCTTATTTGCATCTATTATTCTTGCTGGTTTGCTTTTATTTAGCTCTATCTCTGCCTATTCTCAGGTTGCCCCCTCGGCAACGGTTTATGATGTTAGGGTAAAGCGTCCAACTTATGAAACTGTAGTTTCTGCGCTTGCCTTGGCTGCATCAGCTACAGACGTTGTTACTATTTTTGGTTCTGGTATTACTTCCAGTACTGGAAAAGTTCATATTAAAGAAATTAGTTGTCAGGGTACACAGACAACCGCTGGACCTGTTACGTTATCTTTAATTAAGCGTAGCACATTGGATACCACGGGTACAGCTACAAGCCCAACAATTGTTCCACACAATAGCGGATTAGGTACTTCGCTTGTTACGGTTAAAGCATATACTGCTAATCCTGGTGCTTTGGGAACTTCTGTAGGTACAATTAGAACTATTATTGGTACTTTTGGCACTGCTGCTGCCCTTACTTCTACCACTTATGATTGGGTGTTTGGTCCAGAAGATGATCAAACACTTGATCTTGTTACTGCAACAGAAAATTTGGCTATTAATTTGAATGCGACCACCGTAACTGGTGGTGCTTTAACCTGTTGGTTACGTTGGAATGAATATTAAAAATGCGTAAATACCTACTCTTATTTTCATCCATATTAATATTCTTTTTATATTTATTCTTTTTTCCTTTAAACCAGGTTAAAAGTCAAACTATCCATCCTGGTAATAGCCATGTCGCAGCTATTCCAGTTTATGAAGGTTGGATTTCACTTGCGAGAATTTCAAATCCAACAATTACAACATCATCATCAGTAATAACACTCCCAACAAAAGGGGGTGTTGCGCGTTTGTGTAATCTTAATGCTGCGGCAGCAGGGGATTACTATTTGGTATTTGGCACTGTTAATACTATTACAGCTTCAAATACAACTGGTAGTTGGCTTCCAGCTACTAAGTGTGGAAATTTTGCTTTACAACCTTATCCTGGTGTAACCTATACTTATTTAGCAGCTATTTGCACTGGAACGTGTTCTAGCTCAACAATGTATGTGGAAACCGGTTCTGGAAATATGTATGTTGGGCAGTGATGTATTGTGCCAATTTGGACTTAACGAAATTACAGCTTTCCCCAAATCGGCATAAAATTGCGGATAAGAAAGCGCCGTTGCGATTTTATACAGTCGAAACGATTTCGGAAAACAGGAAAAAGACACCTGAAGGGTATTTATTGTGTGAAGGCGCAAAATTGTCCCGCACGGGTTCTATGCTTTACAAAGCAGATGAAGTTCCTGTTACGGCAAGCTCCGATGGTTTTGTCACTGTAATACGTTATGAAGAAGACGTATTCAAAGAATCTGCTATAAATAGTGCTAATGGCAAATCAGTTGTAAATAATCACCCTACAGACTCAGAAGGAAAGCCGGTTGATGTATTACCGGAAAACTGGAAAAATTATGAAGTAGGGACAATACTTCATCCAAGACGTGGTGAAGGCGACAAAAAAGATTGCTTAGTTGCTGATTTATTAATCAAAGATGCTACTGCAATACAGCTTGTTGAGGATGGCAAAGTTCAATTAAGCTGCGGTTATGATGCCGAATACGAAGAAATAAAACCCGGTTTTGCCAAACAATACAACATTATTATAAATCATGTTGCTTTGGTTGACAATGGCAGATGCGGGCCACGATGTTCTATTATGGACGAAGACACGCTTAAATTAAAGGCTATTAACCCTTCGGGGAACGAAATTAATGGAAACAGTAAAATGAACAAGCTAACCGAAGCAATTAATAGTGTTAGAGCTTCTTTTAAAACTTTGGATGCGGCTATGGAAGTAAAAGAAAATCCGGCTTTAGAAGCCATTTTAGCTAAGCTTGGTGGTATCGAAGATAGATTAACTAAGTTGGAAATTGTTAAAGTTGCTGATAAGAAACGTCATCATGAAGATGATGAAGAGGAAGAAGATAAAAAGCGGCGTGATGCCCGTAAACGTCATCACGAAGACGATGATGACGACGACAAGAAACATCGTGACCGCAAAAAGCATCATGAAGACGATGATGACGATGATGACGATGATAAAGAACGTGATGATAAGTATGAGTATACTATGCATTATCGTGGCGCTCACGCTGGCGACAAAAAGAAAAAGAAGCGTGATGATGACGATGATGATCGTAAATCATGCGACGATGACGATGAAAAAAAGCGTCGGGATTCCCGCAAACGTCGTCATGAAGATGATGATGATGATTCCCATATGACAGATAAGCATAAAAAGCGCCGGGATAATGAAGAGGAAGAGGAAGAAGAAGAAGAAAGAGATAGTCGTAAAAAGCATAGGGCTAAGGATTCCGCACATTTAGAGGATACTTGGCAGGAAACTATTTCTTACTCTGAAATTCTTGTTCCTGGTATTCAGCCACCGAAGTTTGTTCGTGATGCTGTAGCTTCCCAGACGTTAGATGCTCTTTGTCAGTTCCGTAAAAATGTTCTACAGACGTTCTGTACAACTGATAATGGACGCTCACTTATTTCTGAACTTCATGGTAGTTCCCCGGATTTTCAGGGTATGAGTTGTCAGGCCGCTAAAACGTTATTTAGGGATTGTGCTGTTATCACCAAGCGGCTCAATAATACTACAACTAAATCCACAGATATGGGTTTTGGCATTCTCAAGATGAATAATGCCATTGTTAGTAGTCCAAAAGCTATGAATGAATACAATGAAAAGTATTGGGCTGGTCAGTTTGCCCAGGGCAACAAATAGTATTTAATTAAAGGAAATTGAAATGGTTGCGTTTACGTATCGTATGGGGGCTGGTTTTGCTGGCACTGTTAGTCGTACCCACCCTGCAAGTATTGCGCCTTACTTGAAAGACGCAACTAATCCGCCTACATTTTTTGGTCAGCCCGTTATTGTTAATACTTCGGCTAATACTGTTAGGGCTGTTCTAGACTCTGATAGGTCTGGTGGTGCGACTAACGTTTTTGGCGTAGTTTGCAGACCCTATCCATTTCAAGGGGTAACTGCTCCAACTAATAATTATGCTGGGACTGGCACAACTTGGGGAACCTCACAGTTACCTGATGGTGCTGTAGACATTCTTCTTTCAGGCTTCATTCTTGTAGCCACGCAAGGCACTCCAACTTTAGGTGGTTCGGTTTATATTTGGACTGCGGCTGCTTCCGGTAATCACATTACTGGTGGATGGGAAGCTACTAACCCATCGGGAAATGGTTTTGGTGTTTCTTGGGGCATGTCAACATTGTTTAATTCGCCAGTCGATTCCAATGGTGTGGCAGAATTGAAGTTTAACGCTTAATAATTAATGCAAAAGGGTTCATGTAAATGTTAACTTATGATACTGCTGTACGCACCATTGATAATAAAGGCAATGCTTTAGGTAAATCATTAGGAAATACCTATAAAACGCATGATGGTAAAACTGTTGATAGCACTGGCGCATTTTATGTTGGTGAACTTGAGCGGTTAGATTTGACTGCACATGAACCTTTAGCGGCTGTTTTTTGGTCAAGGGATATTGACCTACGTGAAGATGTATCGATTGGTGATGATGCAACTTCATTTACTCTTACTAATTTTGGCAGTTCTGGCGGTTTAGGTACTGGTCAAGGTGTTGGAACTGGTAAAGCGTGGATAACTAGGGAAACCACTCAGGTTACAAGCGGTTCAGTTGATTTACAGAAAATTCCTCACCCTTTACGGCCTTGGGGTTTTGAAGTTAAATATACTATTTTTGAATTAGAGTCCTCTGCCCGTGTTGGTCGTCCAATTGATGCACAACAGCATGATTTGATGCGTTATAAACATCAAATGGACATTGACGAACAGGTAAATATTGGTGATACATCCTTCGGGGATGTTGGATTAGTTAATAATTCACTTGTTACACCTGTTGCTTTACCTGCTGGCGCTGGTGGATTAACACAATGGGCCAATAAAACTCCAAACGAAATTTTGAATGATGTCAATTTAGCCCTTACTACGGTTTGGCAAAACTCTGGTTGGGCTTGGATGCCATCGCATATGCTGATTCCACCAGCACAGTTTAGTTATATTTCAACGCAGCTTATTTCTCAGGCAGGTAATCAGTCTATTCTTACTTATCTGTTGGAAAATAATATTACCGTCAAGCAGGGTGCAAAACCCCTTCGCATTTATCCTAGTAAGTGGGTATTGGGTGGTGGTTCTGGTGGCACGCTTGGTACTACTGGTACGGTTGATCGTATGGTAGTTTATACCAAGAATAAAAATCTTGTTCGTTTCCCCTTAACAGGTTTAGGTCGTACCCCTGTTACTTATGACGGTTTGTGGCACAAAGTTATTTACTTCATGAAGTTGGGTTGTGTAGAACTTGTTTATCCTGAAACGATGGGTTATTTTGACGGCCTTTAGAATTTAAGTTCCAGCAAATAAAGGATTTGTCAATGTTTGAAAATGATATTAAGAAAGTTGATCCGAAGGAACGAAATATTTTCATCCCTTCGGATTCCATGTCTTTGCATGATTACACAGCTTTTAAGAAAATATTCAATGCTAAGTTAGACGTCGAAAACGCTAAGATTGTTGCATTTAACGAAAATGCTGCCAAGTATAACCAACAACTAAAACCTGAATTGGTTGAATACCCATTAGACACAGTTACGGTTTTATCCCCAAAAGTATTTGTCATTGTATTGGTGGATTATAAAAAGGTAGTAATACCAAGGGGTATATTAGAATTACCCATGGAATTGGTTGATCATTGGTATGTCAAGGCGCAAGGGGTTAAACCATATAAAGTTGTTGCTCCAATCGAACCAAATGCAGTCAATAATGCTCCATTAGGTGTTGATGAAAAACCCAATGCCCCATTAGGTGTTGATGAAAAACCTAAAATTGCTGCCTTTGGCAAGAAGAAAGGTCATTAGCTTATGCCCCTAACTTCTAAAGGCGAAGAAATTATGGCGGCTATGAAAAAAGAATATGGCACTGAAAAAGGTAAACAAGTTTTTTATGCGTCTAAAAACGCAGGAAAAATTTCAGGAGTAGACGATATGAACGGTGGAACTGAAGGTTTAAAGACTTATGGGGATGCGGAAAGTCATCACCATGAAATTAAGGGTGAAACGGGACCAGCTATTAAGGATGCGGGTATGGGTTTAGTACATCACAAAGAAGAGAAAGAAGCTAAGGAACACAAAGATTTTCCTAAAGCTGTTGATAATGAGCATGGTATGCGCCCGCATGGATCATTCCCGAATGATCCCTTTGGGCACGAACATTATGGAACTGGTGGATTTGAACAGCATAATGTTATGTCACCTTCAGCTATGAAGAATAGCCCATTGGCGCATTTTAAAGAATAATGATTACTGCGGCTAGTTTTGTAGCAGACTTTCCAGAATTT